GGTTGGGTGAACTATGGAACTAACACATTAGTTGCATGGGCTTGGGTAGCAAATGCTAGTACAGCGACTGCAACAATAAGTGAAAGTGGTAATAATCCAGCAGCAGTAGTACAAGCAAATCCAACATCAGGATTTAGTATTATAACATATACTGGTACTGGAGCAAATGGAACTATAGCTCATGGTTTGAGTGCTGTTCCACAAATGATGATATTTAAAAACCTTGCTACAACACAAGATTGGGCTATTTATCATAGTGGAAACACAGCAGCACCAGCAACTGACCATTTGCATTTAAACACAACAGATGAAACTGTTGATGATGCTACATTTTTTAATGATACTGCACCTACTTCTAGTGTTATAACGATAGGCACTCATGCTAATGTAAATGTTGATGGAGCTGCTCATGTAGCTTATGTATTTGCAGAAGTAGAAGGCTACTCAAAGTTTGGCTCTTATCAAGGAAATGCTGATAATGATGGTGCGTTTGTTTATACGGGATTTGAAGTAGCATTTGTTATGGCACGTTCTACTGATGGCTCTAGTTGGTATATGTTTGATAATAAAAGAACTGGGTTTAATGGTGCAAATTTTAATCTGTTTGCAAATGGAAGTGCAGCAGAAGGTAGTGCAAATTTTATTGATTTTCTTTCTAATGGCTTTAAATTTATAGGCAGAGGAAATTCAGACCCAAATAAAAATGAACCACATATATACATGGCATTTGGTAAAACTTTTAAATATGCAAACGCAAAATAGGAGAAGATAATATGGCTTGGAAATATGGAGAAAGAACTCTTATTGTTGGCAAAGGTTGGGTTGATTCTAATGGTTATAAACACCCTTATAACTGGGTTAATGCTTGGACAGATCAAAACAAAACAGATTGGGGTGTGACGTTTGAAGATGACACTGTACTAGGTGCTTTTGATTCATTCTATTATTGGGGTTGGAACTCTGATGGTGATGCCTTGTTACCAAAGCCACTTGCAGGATTAAAGACATCAAAGGTATACTTGGCAAAACAAGTATCAGCAAGTTCATTATCAAGTACAGATTGGTATGTAACTCGTAAGTCTGAAGCAAATACAGCTATTCCTTCTGGCATAACTGCATACAGAACAGCAGTTCGAGCAAACTACACAACATTAAAAACAGCTATTAACAACGCTTCTGACATTGCAGGATTAATAGCTTTATATGAAACAGTAGCGGGTGCATCAAATACAGCTAAAGAAATAGATGCAACATCATCTAGTATAGTTAGTACCTCTGCTAACACAATCACAAGTAATGGTCATGGGTTTGTAAATGATGAACAAGTTTATTATGATGTAGGTGTTAACTCTGATGATGAGGTGGCAGCAGTTATAGGTGGGTTGGTTAATCAAACAATGTATTATGTAATAGCAACTGCAACCAACACTTTTAAGTTATCAGAAAGTCATAGTAACTGTGGTGATGAAGCAGTCGTATCATTAACTGGCGTATCAAGTGATGGTGATGCACAGACCTTTACATCACAAGGTAAGCCAAGTGCAGGGCAAACATTTCCTAATCAAGATATGCCTAAGTATGGTGCGTAAAGGATGATTAAAATATCACAAGTAAAAGCAGAGCTAGATACTTTAACAGCTCTCAGCCAGGAACGATTTATTGAACTGTTAAACAGAACCAAAAGACTAGAGACTGTGCTTGTTGCAGCTAGTGGAACAACGATTGTTTTATTGGTGTCCTTATTAATCAAATAGAGATTTAACAAATGCTTGAAATGTTAGTTGCGGCTAACGCTGCATTTGCAATAATAAAAAAGACTTTAGAAAATGGTCGTGAAATTTCTAGTGCTGGTTCAGCTATTGCTTCTTTTATTGGTGCAGAAGATAAACTGAGAGCTGACGTACAAAAGAAAAAGAATAGTCTATGGACTAAGTTATTAGGCAAAGAAGATAATGAGCTAGAAGAATTTATGGCTCTGGAAGAAATCAGACGTAAGCAAGATATGCTCAGAGAATATATGCAGCTTTATGGTCGAGCTAATTTATATACTGACTATATACAGTTTTGTGCTGAAGCTCGTATGAATAGAAAAGAAGCCAACAAAAAACAAGCACAAAGAAAAGCCTACATCCAAGATGTAATTGTCAAAATAATTTTAGGTCTTCTAATAACAATATTGATTAGTGGATTTGCTGGTGCTGCTTTTCTGATTATGCGAAAAAAGGGGATGATATGACAGCGTTCCTTTTAATATGCACTTTGAATGGAATGGTTACCGAAGGTGGTATTTATTTCAGAAATGTAAATGATTGCATGTCTTTTAAAGACACTCTGACTAACCAATCTTATATGAAAAAAGACAAACCACAAGTTTACGAATGTATGTGTAAATTAATTCCAGAGGTCGATCCTAAGAAAGTCCAGGTTTATTGATGATTGGGATAGTAACAAATATAGATGATTATGTAAGGGCTTGGGTAGCAAAAAGAATAGGCATTAGAGGGTTCGGCCCATCGACAGCAATAGGTGTTCAAAGAGATGGTCAGCTAATTGGTGGATGTGTATATCACGATTATAGAGATGGGCAAGTCGAATGTTCTTTAGCTTGTGACTCCCCTAGATGGGCTACTCGATCTGTTCTTTTTTCATTGTTTGCTTATCCTTTTATTCAGATGGATGCAAACAGGCTTTTGGTTACTTGTGATGAAAGTAACGACAAAGCCATGAAGATGAACAGACAACTAGGGTTCACACCAGAGGGCATTTTAAGGCAAATGTATTATCCCAATGATGCGATCATCTTTGGAATGTTGAAAAACGAATGTAAATGGATAACAAAGAAGGAAATAACTAATGGGCAAAAGTCAAGCACAAAGACCTCCAGCTATTAATCCAGACGAGTTAATTAACGCTCAAAAGGATGCTAATCGTATAAATCAATATACACCACAAGGCAATATGCTTTTTGGTTATACCGATCAAAATACAGGTGCTTTTACTCAAGGTTTAACACCAGATGATGATGGTCGTTATCAGTCAGCAGCCTTTACTCAAGAAACACCATTCCAAACGCAAATGAGGGCAGCCACAGAAGGAACTGGTTTAGGTCTTGGCAATACTGCATTTAGTAGGGTTACAGGTCGAACTGTTACAGGGCAAAATCCAGATGGTTCTCCTATTTATCAAAATGATCCTGACTTTCAAAATCCATTTAGAACAGCACCAACTTTGTCAGGCATAACATCAGCACAGGATATTGACCCAACACAACTTGCTAATCTACAAGATTACAATCAAGCTATTTCAAGTTCAATAAGTCAGCCTACTGGTTTAAGTAATTCTAATTTAACAAGTTTGGGAACAAACTATAATTTAAACACATTACCTGGCGTTTCACAAACAGGGGCTATATCTCCATCTGATTTTGCAACTAATGTTTCGACAAGTGGATTACCTACACTTCCAACAGATTTTGAAGCCACTAGATCAAATGTTGCTAGTAGTATTTATGACAGGCAATCAGGGTTATTGCAGCCAGAGTTTACTAGGCAACGTGAAGAACTAGAAAGCAATTTAATTAATCGTGGAATACCTATAACATCTGATCCATATAATCAGGCTGTAAACCGATTAGACACACAACAAAATGAAGCCTTATCAAGACTAGCACAACAAGCTGACGTTGGTGGTGGTGCAGAAGCACAAAGGTTATTTAACCAGGCATCACAATCCAGAGGACAGCAGTTCGGTGAACGACAAACCGATGTAGGGTTAGCTAATCAAGCTGCATCACAAAACTTTGCACAAGGTCAAACAGAAGCACAAAGACGATTTGGTGAAACATCTGCTGTCAGAGGTCAGACTTTAGGTGAACGACAACGACAGTTAGATTTACAAAACCAAGCTAGAGGTCAGCAATTTGGTGAAAGAGCAGCCACAGGTGAGTTTGGTTTAGCAGCTCAACAACAACAGTTTGGTCAGAACGCAGCCAATGTTCAATTGCAAAATTCAGCAAGGCAACAACAAATGGCTGACCAGTTACTATCAAATCAAACTGTGCAACAACAAAGACAACGTGAAATTGCAGAACGTAATGCACTCAGAGGACAGAACTTTAATGAGTTAGCAGCACTACTTGGTGGGCCACAAGTACAACAGCCATCCTTCTTTGCTCCTGGCTCAATAGATACTCAAGGGGCTTATTCGGCACAACAAGCTCAACAACAAAACGCTTATAATCAAGCTCAAAACAGTCGAAATGCTGACATGGGAGGATTATTTGGATTAGCAGGAAATCTTGGATCAGCTTATATGTATGGAGGAATGAGATAAATGGCAATAAATAATAGTCCTAGCTTTAGATACAAGCAATTAAACCCTGCATATCAAAGTGACCCTAGACGAATATTAGGGCAACAGCTAATGCAACAAGGAAATTCATTTGCACCAGTAGCAACACCACTACAAGGGCTAGGTCGTTTGAGTTCTGCATTGGTTGGTGCTTATCTCCAGAAAGGGGCTATGGATCGACAGGTTACTAGAGAAGAAGAACGCACCAATCAGATTATGGGTATGATACCTGCAAACGCATCACCAGAGATAAGGGCTTATGCTCAAAGTAATCCAGAAGATTTTATGGCTGCATTTGGTCAAAGTATGTTCAAGCCAACTTCAACAACTAGTCTTGTCACACCAGAAAATCAGCCAAATTTTAGAGCAATACAAAGAGAAGTTAAAAACCCAATAACTGGTGAAACATCAACTACTTTAGATAACTTAACACAAGTAAAAGCACCAACGAAAACATCATTAGAACGTAATGCTATTTTAGCAGGGCTTGAACCTGGCACACAACCATTTAAAGATTTTATAACTAAAAATTCTTCACGACAAACAAATATCAATATGAATACAAGTCCTGGTTCAAAATCTACTGTTAAAAGATTTGATACACTTAGCGATAAAGCAGATATATCTAATCAAACTTTAAATAAAATAAACGAGTTAGAGGGTTATCTTGCAAATGGTGTGGAGACAGGTTTTGGTGTTGAAACAGTTACAAATTTTAACAAAGTTAGGCAGTATTTTAATCCTGATTACAAGATAAAAGAAATTGCAGGTGTTGAAAATTTTAATGCGACAGCAACACAATTAGTTATGCCTTTAGTCAAACAGTTAGGTGTAAATCCAACAGATAACGATTTAAAAATGACTGAAAAAGGTGCAGCCACTTTAGGAAAAACTACAGCAGGTAACAGATTAATTTTAAAAACATTAAAAGTGGCAAACGCAAGACAAGTTTTATTATTTGATGAATTAAGAAAATTTATCTCATTAAAAGAAAATGAAAATATTGAAAACGAGGGTTTGCAAGGTAGAGCAAGATTAGAGACTCATTTGAAAAAAGTTTATCAAACCCATCCTTTGTTTACTCAAGCAGGTAAACTCATACAAGAAGAATATATGTCTTTAACTGGAAATCCTATGATTGAAAACAAAAAACAATCTAAAATTGATGCTTTAATTAATTCAGGAGATATAACCAAATGAGTGAGTTAGAAGATTTAAATGAACTAAAGCAGATATTATCGACAGCCCAAAGTGAAAACAAACTAACTACATCTGGTAAAGCAAAGTTAGATGCTATTAATAATGGCCCTTTAGCTAGTCCTACTATATCCAATATTTTATCAGGTATCTCAATAGGTCAAAGTGATGAGATTGGTGCTTGGCTTAGATCAAATTTAGGTGATGTAGATTATGATACTGCCGTACAAATAGAAAGAGCAGGTTTAGAGCAATCGAGAACAGAAAGTCCTATATCATCAACCCTTGAACAAATGATAGGTAGTGCAGTACCTTTAGCACTTACAAAAAGACCACAGAGTTTTTTAGGTAATATTCCACAAGGGGCTGCAATAGGTGGTGCTTATGCTTTTGGTGATAGTAAAGGTAATGTTCAAGAAAGATTGCCAGATACAGCTATGGGTGCAGCAAGTGGTGCTGTAGTACAACCATTGGTGGCAGGAGCATTAAGACCAATAGAAAATTTATTTGAAGGTACAGGTAAGTTTTTAAAAGGCCCTGCAAGACTAGGCACACAACAAGCTAGAACTTTATTAAAAGAAGCTATTGAAAATGATGCAGGTGGTGAAGAATTTGCAAACCTAAATGAAGCATTTTTATATGTATTAAACAAAAACACTACAGGTAAACCATACACAATATCTGATCTTGGCCCTAACTCACAAGCCTTGTTAGATGTCGTTAATTTATTACCTGGTCAGAGTAAAAGAGTTGCAAGAAACTTTTTGAGAAAAAGAGATAGTGGTATTTTAACAAGATTAAAAGGTGATCTTACAGATGCTTTTGGTCAAAGAGCCGATTATTTTGAGGAATATAAAGCCTTAGAAACAGCAAGAAAAGAATTAGGAGATAAACTTTATAAACGTGCTTATCGTAAAAATGTAAAAATTGATTCTGATTTATTAGAGATTTTAAAGCGACCTTCAATGAAAGCTGCTTTTGATAATGCGTTTAATATAGCTAATGAAGAAGGAGAAAATATTGGTAAGTATAAATTAACACAAAATGGACTTACTTTAAACGGCAGAAAAGCAACAAATGTATCTACAAAATTTATGCACTATATGAAACGTGGATTAGATGATGTTGTTTATAACAGCAAGTCTCCAATTAGTGGCACAGGTAAAGATTTATTAAACGCTTCTAAAGGAACTAGGATTGCTTTTTTAAATGTATTAGATGAACAGAACCCTGCATATAAATTAGCTAGAAATTATTGGGCTGAAAAGTCATCTGTAATGGATGCAATGAAACAGGGCAGAGAATTTTTAAAAACAGACTCTAATGAATTAGCTGAAATAATTAGTGAAATGTCTGGCTCTGAATTGGAATCATTTAGGCTTGGCTCTATGCAAGGTATATTGTCAGAAATAGAAAGTGGTGCTGAAAGAACTGCTATGAGTAGATTGCTTAAAAGTCCAGAAAGACAAAAACTCTTAAAACTTACATTTCCACAAACTGACATAGGAAAAGCTGCTGCGAGTAAATTTATTAATAATTTAGAAACAGAAGTTGTTATGAGGGAAACATCAAAGTTTACATTAGGTGGTAGTCCAACAATTTTAAGAGGTGAAGCATTACGAAAAGTAAGAGACTTGTCCAAGCGTGATCCTGTTAGTGGACTTACAGATTTGATAGGAAAAGCAATAGCCAAAGATTTTAAGACTGTAGCAGACAAACAAGAAACTGCTGTTGCTAATGAGTTAGCTAGAATGTTAACAGAAACAGCACCAGATAAACTTAATGTTATAGAAAAAGAATTGTCACAAAAAGGCATCAAGCAAGTTTTATCTAAATATGCACCTAGTCTTTTACCTAATCTAACTAAGATGATAGTTAATCCTAGAACAATAACTGGTCAAGTTGGCACTAGTTCTACTGACTTAGATACACCAAACATTCTTAACCAACTCATGAAATGACCCAGAAAAAACTACAAGTAGACTCCATGTATGCACATTTAGATACAGATGGAGATGGTGTTGTTTCTGACCAAGAATTTGAGATGAAACAGAAGCTAGTGCTGCTAGAGAATGAAGATAAGAAACAAGACCAACAAAGATACCTAGTGTGGTTTTCTGCATTGTCGGTAACAGTCTTTATAATTGTTCTTATGACACCACTAATACCTATGGAACGTATAGATCACTTATCAGGCATAGCTGAAATATGGGTGTTATCTAACATGGGTGTTATTGGCAGCTTTATAGGCTTTAACCAAATAGCAAAAAAGAGGGAGCAGAAATAATGTTAACAGCTTTAATTGCACCCATAACAGGATTATTAGATAAGTTTATACCAGATGCCGATTTAAAAAATAAGTTGGCTCATCAAGTTGCTACAATGGCAGAAACACATGCTCAAGAACTAGCTAAAGGTCAAATAGAAATAAACAAAGCTGAAGCCACTCATAAATCTATATTTGTAGCAGGTTGGAGACCTTTTATTGGTTGGACTTGTGGAGTTGCTCTTTGTTGGCATTTTGTATTAGCACCAGTAACTATGTTTGTTTGTGCTTACCTAGCTGTAGAAATACCAGAACTACCAACATTTGACATGGGATCGTTGATGACAGTCCTAATGGGTATGCTTGGTCTTGGTGGTTTAAGAACATATGAAAAGCAAAAAGGATTAACTAAATGACAAAATTTTACATGAGTTTATACGATTTTTTTACGTCTGTGGCTAACTACTTTTGGCACAGACACATTCGTTCTATGAAGAACCGAAAGAGAAAACTTTAATGGATATAGATAAATTAAGGTCAGAACTAGAAGCTGATGAAGGTTGTAAGTATGAAATCTATTTAGATCATCTTGGTTTTCCTACGTTTGGTATTGGCTATTTAGTGACTGAATGGGATGAAGAATATAATAAGGAAGTTGGTACATCTGTATCAGAAGAACGTGTGGCTGAGTGCTTTGATAAGACAGTTAAACAATGCGTTAAAGACTGTAAACTTATCTATCCAAACTTTGATAAACTGCCAGGTGAAGTGCAATTAGTGTTAGCAAATATGTCATTTAATCTTGGCTATCATCGCTTAAAGAATTTTAAAAAATTACAATCAAGTGTGGTGGATGAGAACTTTAGTTTAGCTGCTGAAGAAATGGCTGATTCAAAATGGGCTAGGGATGACGTTCCTAACCGAGCCAATAGACTTATAGAACGTATGAAGGTTTTAAATGGTTCAATTCAAAGCTAAACATAAATCTAAATCTGGTGGGTTATCGGAAGCAGGTCGTAAGTATGCCAAATCTCAAGGTATGAATTTACAACGACCAGTCACAGGTAAAGTTAAACCAGGCAGTAAGGCAGCTAATAGACGAGCAAGTTTTTGTGCAAGAATGGGTGGCATGAAAAAGAAGCTGACAAGTTCAGCAACGGCAAAAGACCCAAACTCAAGGATTAATAAAGCCTTAAAAAAATGGAAATGTTAGAGGAGAATATCTATGTATAAAAGTTATGGCCCTAAAGCCAAACCAGTTAAAAGAAAGCCTGTTAAAAAGATTAAAAAAGGCATCAAGAAATGAAGGGTGTAAAACATTATTTGCGTAATGGTTCGGTTCATTCTGGGATGATGCACAAGATGGCTAATGGCACATTACATACTGGCAAGATGCACACTAAAACTTCTAAGCCATTATTTCATTTAAAAGAATTATCTAAAACGGCTCAAGCTAAAGCTAGGAGAATATAATGGTAATGCGACCAGGACTATATGCAAATATTCATGCAAAGAAAAAAAGAATTAAAGCAGGTAGCAATGAAAGAATGAATAAGGTTGGGTCTAAAAATGCACCAACTGCAAAAGCATTTAAGTTAGCTGCTAAAACTGTCAAAAAAGTTAAAAAGAGAAGAACATAATTGAATTTTGGAATGATCCCCTTATTGAACCACCTAACAGGTTTTAAAATTTACTTGACATAAATCCCTATAAAAAATATTATTTGGCTGCAAGTTAATGAACCACTATGAACCACTAAGTAAAAAAAAGTTAGGTAAAACAGTAGGTTATAAGGGATTACATCTGCTTTGGGAGCAGAGGGTCGGAGGTTCGAATCCTCTCGCCCCGACCACAATAAAATCAATGACTTAGCTAATAAGCTGTTGAATTTGTTGGTGTATTTAAATTGTCCAATCCGAAAAGAATCGGAATACAATTCGTACACAATCCGAAGTAAATGGTCAAAAATACCCTTTTTTAGGGTAAAATGATCCCCCTATGATCCCCCTATGAACCCTTTTTATTTTTATTTAGTTTCTTAAAGCCCTCTGATTACAGTCTGCTTGGAATGTTCTTTTTTGTTTTTTTCACTTGTATTAGTATGCGATAACGCATATATTATAATTATTAATAAGCAATTTCGGTTAGGAGACTAAAATGCTAAATCAAGATTTTAACTACATATACCACACAGATATTGGTCAGATTGTATTTGATCATATGTCACAATCAGTCCTTTTTACTAAGGAACAAATGCTAGATGAGATGAGTAGCAACCCAGAATTGGTAGCTGAATTTATATCTAAATCTTTATGTAAGGGAGCAAAGTAATGACACAGTTAAAAAAGTTTTATATGGCTATTAATAAGTTTGATAATGATGCAGATGAAATACAAGGTATTAAAGGTGTCTATATTTATGCAGAAAGTAAAGATGATATAAGTCTTTATTACGAAGAAAACTTGCACATTGTCCACACTACTGATGCAAAAGCAGAATATGAAATCACTATTGATAGAAGCATAGTTAACTCAAATGACATTACAGAACTTGAAGCTATGTTAATTAAATGGGCAAGTGGCGAGGGTTTTGACTGTCCTAAATCTTTTGAGGGAGCAAAATAATGTCAGTTAAATATAACTTTGATGCAACTAAAAAACTTTATTATATAAGAGTTGGAAAGAAAAGAACTCCAATTAGAGCAAAAACAATAGCCTTGTTAGAAGATAAACTAAGAGAAAAAGGTTTGTTAATTAAATATTCTGTAGCTGAAAAAAATACTATGACAGTTAGAGATTCTTTTACAGATTTTCTTAGTCGTAATGATGGTGACCACAGAGTAAAAACAACAAAAAATTATCTTAATTATTTAGAAAGTAAGTTTAATTATAATAACAAGAATGGTATTCCCTTTACTATTGATGGTGAAGATATATTAGACAAACTTGTTTGTGAAATTGACAGAGGTTATGTTTTAGCAGTTTTAAAATTACTTAAATTGAAACTTAATAATTATGCTGATAGTTCAATACAACATTATTATGGTCTATTTAAAAACTGTATCAATCAATCTTATATACATTATAGGGAACTAGGTAATAACCCAATGGATGATCCTTTGTTAAAGTTTGACTGTGAAAAGGGCAGAGGATGGAGTCCAATGGCTGAAGATGCTATTAAGTTATTAAATGCAGTCACTAAATATTGTAAGCCTTCCCATGCCCTAGCAACTCATTTATGTGCTAGAGGATGCAGAATATCTGAAGCTAATGCTTTGCGAGTTCATCATTTTGACTTTGGTAAAAAGAAATTTTATATTGAAAAAATGGTGGATGATTCAGGTAATTGGAATAAGCCTAAATCAAAATCATCTAAAAGACCTGTTAAAATGGATGATGAATTGGCAGTAATGGTGATGCAATATATTATAGGTAAAAAGCCTAATGATTTATTATTCCCAAGTCCTAAAAACAAAGATAAGCCTATTGGTCAAAAAACATTAAGAGAAAATGGGCTACACAAAGCTATTAGAAAGATTAGGGAAACTGAACCACATTTTGTATGGAAAAATGGTTTTCATAGTCTTAGACATTACTATGGCTCTATCGTTATGAAACATGGGTTTCTTAATAATAAAAATCCTTTATGGGCATCAAAACAAATGGGTCACTCTGATATTAGAACAACTGCAACTTTGTATAATCATATTATTGATCCAGATGAAACAGATGGTAATGCAATATCACCAATGAAACTACAGGCTTAAACAGGCCAAATATTTCGAGAACGACCAGGTACTCTTTTGATTAGTTGATCTTCTTCAAGTCTGTTGATGGCATAGTTTAAGCCGTCAGCAGATGCCGACAATCCCTCAATCATTTCTTTTCTAGTTGGTGGTATCTCATTTGTCTTGACGTATTTTTTGATGAATTTCAAAATTCTCAGCCCCAATAGTGTCATCACTTTCTCTCCATGCTTTCATTATTTCCCAACCAAAATACGCAAATTCATCTTTAGTCATCGGAATTATATAAGTTCTTTTATCCACGCAAACCTTTAAAGCGTTCTTTATTGGTATAACGTAGACACCTTGTGTTGTGTCGAAACTCATTAAAAAGGTATTTCATCATCAACAAAAGCATCATTTGATGTTGTTGAATTAGTCGCAGGTTGATCTTCAGCATCTTTAGGAGCAGACCCAAAAGCTAAACTCTGAACATTTAAAGAAAGAGATGTTTTAGTTTGACCATCCTTTTCATATTCTCTAGTTGATAACTCACCAACTAATATAACTTGCTGCCCTTTTTTAAGACTATCATTTAAGGCTTCACCACGTTTGCCCCACATACCACATTCAATCCACATGGTTTTCTTTCTGTCTCCAAAGCCAACGTCAGAAGCTATAGAAAAGTTAGAGACTTTATTTTCTCCAACATCTTTAAGTTCGGCATCTCTGGGAAGCCTACCTACAAAAGTACAAGTGTTCATCGTTCTAATTCTCCTCTTTTAGCTGTAAATTTGTTTTTAACTGCATCGTCAGTCGGTTTATATTGTTTCCATATTTGACCTAATTCTTGAATAGACTTTGCATTTTCAATGTATTTATCAATATCTGGCTCAACATTTTGATTCTTTTTTGGTGGTGTTGTATCAACTTTGTTTGCAATCTCACCATCATCATCGTCTGAAGGCAGCCCAAATATACTTTGCAATCCATATCGTTTTGCGTAACTTATTGCAGAACCCATTTTTTGGGGATCATTAGGGTCTTTAGATACAATCTTAGTACGGCTAACCCTTGTTGCCCCTGATGAGTGCATCATTACAGTTCGGACAAAAGTTATATCTTCTTCAAAGTCCATTTCCTGAGTAAAGGTCAAGCCAAATTGACTAGCTGTTCTGACTGTTTTTATGACACTTTCTAATGAAGCATAATTGTTTTTAAAGTGTGGATTTTTTTTATCTTCATAAGCATGAGGGTTAGTTTTATGAAACTCTAATAATGCTTGTGCAATGCTTTGACCTGAAGAAGTTGCAGAATTAGATTCAGCTACCTTTACTATAGGGGCAACTGGTGGTGTTATTTTTTGTGGTTTAATAATATTTCCTAACTGTTCCATAGCGTAATCCTTTTGCTGTAATTAAATTGGTAACTCATTTAAAATCCTTCTGGGTAAACAATGGCAGCAAACCATATAATTAAATAAAAGCTACCAAACAAAGCAATGCAAGCAAGTAACTCACCAACCCAAGCCAATAAATTTCTCATAATTCATAGCCCCATATCTCCTTAATTTCGATTAAGGTTTCATCATCTATGTCACTCCAGACAAAGTGACTGAAGTTAGGAATAATAAATCTGGCTAACACTTTAGGGTCGGTGCTTATTTTTAATAAATTTTGCCTAGCTCTAGCTGATATTCTCATAGTTTCAAAAGCTGATTTAAGGTTCTTATCTATAAGCATTTCACAATTAGCTGCGTTAAATATAGTGTACCCAAAGGCATCAGCTACAATGATATGCACAGGCTTTTTTGCACCATTTGCATAGGTTGCCACTTGCCTTAAATGTGATGGTCGTGGGTTGTTTAGCTTGGCAGGTTTTCTCATGCCAACAGTACCATCTTTTTTAAGAAGTCCTAGTGCAGTAGACCAAGCCGTTTTAATTTCAACGATATGGGTTTTAGTTGTTAAATCAACATAACCACCTAATTCTAAATCAATACCTTTGGCTTCACCTTTAACTAATTCCTGGTAATCAATAGGATCAATTTTAAGCTCTTTTAAGGCATCAAAAAGATTTGTTACAACATCATTAAACTGATCTAAACAAACAGCCTTTTGGTACTTGTCACGATCATTAATAGGGTAATGCTGCTCTAATACATCATAATAATGATCTCTTGATTTAGCTTCTGGTTTATTGCCCTGCAAAATATCAACAACGCATGATTCCACACAGTTACCACTACGCATTTTAGCATTGGCAGGGCTAAGTTTACTAGAATCTATTTGGTATACATATTTAGTATTAAAGTAGTCTAGTGGGCAATTTTCAACATCTAAACGTGATGGAAACCACATATCTATTAGACCATCATTTTGTATTATATTACTCATATTAAATTTATAATATGCGAATACGAATAGTGTCAAGTACAAAGTTATGATTAGTTATGATTCAGCATTTACGCATAAAAAAAGCCACAATCTCTTAAATTATGGCTATTAATATCAGCAATAGTTCTTAAATTACGCTTGGCGAGTCCAATCAACTTTAGATGCTTTTTGCACTTCACCTGCTTGTTCTAAGTGATTGCCCCAAAAGTCACACAACAAATAAACATCCTTATAAGCCACTTGATATCCTATAAAATTACCGACTGTAGTTTTGCAATATACTTGTTTATTTGCAGTTTCGCTTAAATTTTCCACATAACAATTTTTAAATAAATAGTACCTAACTTCTTCAATGGACTGTGAATTTATTTTTTTACTGCTTGTTCCTATTGGTTTGGCAAACATATTATTTTTGAAAAAATTAGGTGACCTAATAACTGAACTATATAAATGCACATTGGTTGTCCATTCAGTTGTAAAACTTGAGGCCATACCTAGTTCTAAACCATCAACTCGGTAGTTTAATCCCCACATACCTATAATTGGTATTGTAACTATATCCTCTAGTAGTGAAGGTGTCTCTATTGATTCCCTAAAGTCTGGGTACTCATTAATTAGTTTAGTTTGTGTCCTAGCTGACAAACCATAATGGCCACGACCAGGCACATCATTCATAAACCCTGTTAGAGTTGAGGGGGCTATACCTGCTTGGGATGCTAGATCACTTAGGCTTATGCCTTGTTGCTTAGCCAAACTTTTCAAAGCTGACTTTAGTTGTTCTTTTTCCATGTCGTGAACATTATCATAAGTGCTGTCCATTTTCAATACTCCGAAAGTTAACTGATTGCGTTTCAGCATAATGTTGCAGTAATCATAAGTTATGTCAAATGAAACAAACAAAATAATTATAAATGCTTTAGAGTACACATTCGGTAGTATTCATAAGGCATCAAAGGCACTAGATGGTGTGGTTAACTATTCGACCTTATGGAGATGGAAAAATAATAAACAATCTCCGAATCTATTAACCATAGAAAAAATGGTGCTGAAATATCCCAAACTTTCAAAAATGCTCGGAGGTAAATGATGGATAGAATTTGTAAACTTTGCAAAGAACCAAAGCTGATAGATAAATTTGGTACTTATCGTGATCCCTATAACAGAATCAAACCTAATGGAGTTTGTAAACTTTGTAAGTCTCATCAGCAAAAAGTAAATAGGCAAAAATACGGCAAAGTTGTTGTCAAACATGAAATTGGAATAGCTGACCCAGAAGAATTAAACTTTGAGGATGATCCCAGAGCTAAAGATGAAATACAATATGGCAGGGTAAGCCGAAAACCTACAACATTACCTTCTGGTGGTATTGCCTATGACTAATTCCAGAAACAAAGGTCTTAGGTTTGAATTGCAAGTGGCTCATCTTATAGAAGATGAATTAGGCATTAAACTTTATAGAGACTTAGAGCAGACCAGAACAGCCGATCATGGCGATCTTATAAGCAGCGATCCTAGTTGGCCTTTTGTCATTGAGTGCAAGAGGTACGCTAAAGGATATTTACCTAAAGATGATTGGTGGCAGCAAGTTTGTACGGCATCTAATCTGGTTAGGAAAATTCCTATCTTGGTCTATAAGTTTGACCGATTACCAATCAGAGTAAGAGTTCCCATTAGCTTTGTTCAGTTGCTTAAAGGTGAACATGATTGGCGATATTACACCGACATGGACTTTCCAACATTCTGTTATTTAGCAAGGGAGCAACTCGCATGAACAATTTAGATCAAGATAGTGGGCCAGTTATTCATAAATACCCTAGAGATACAGAGCAAATGGCTTTGCAATTCATAACACCAAAGCTGACAGGGTTAAGGTTAAAGGCTCTTAAAAGTGTATTTAATTCAGATAAAACTGGGTCGGAAGTTTCAGAAGATATGGGGGCATGGCTTTACTCAGTTAAACCTAGACTGACTGAATTAGATCGAATGGGAATGGTTAAAGATAGTGGTACACGCAAAAAGAATGAACGCAACAGAACTGAAATCGTTTGGACAATAACAACTAAGGGCTACCAAGTTATTAAAGGCTTGGATATATGAAATGGCGATGCGACTCCTTGATTTATTCTCTGGTATTGGTGGTTTTAGTTATGCAGCCGAAACTCTTATTGGTGGTTATGAAACAGTTGCTTTTTGTGAGATGGATAAGTTCTGTCAAAAAATTCTTAAAAAGCATTGGCCACAAGTTCCCATCTTTGACGATGTTAGGACAATAGATGCAGCTAGACTTGGAAGAATTGATATCGTTACAGGAGGATACCCATGTCAACCATTCAGTCAAGCAGGTAGGAGACAAGGCGAAGAAGATGAACGTCATCTCTGGCCAGAAATGTTACGAATTATCAAAAGTTGCCAACCACGATACGTTTTGGCTGAAAATGTTGCTGGTCATGTCACAATGGGCCTCGACCAAGTGCTTACTGACTTGGAAGATCAAGGATACACCACAAGGGCGATTATTGTACCAGCTTGTGCCAAAAACGCACCACATAGACGAGACAGAGTATGGATCATCGGACAGCTTACTACCAACACCAACGACACAAGAAATAGAACATCCAGAAGTAACATTGACCAAGAACAACAGACGATTGAGCAAGGATGGAAAGAGCAGTCACTCTTTGAATTTAGCAGACACGATGATGCTATGGCCGACACCAAATGCTTGGGATGGGAAAAGAGGGCCGAGAAGTCAGAAGAACTTGATAGAGAAAGATCATCAGATCAATCTGATAACGGCAGTCAAGGATGCACAATCTCCAACACCGACAAAGATGTGGCCAACACCAAACGCATCAGAAGCCAGACAGGGTTATCAGGACAGGACAAAGGGCAAGTTGGGAACACAGAAAAGCCTATCGACAGAGATAATAGACAGCGAGGGTGGGAGACAAGCAACAGTCGGTCAGTTGAACAGCGAGTGGGTGACATGGCTGATGGGATATCCAGAGGGATACTTAGACATTTTGACAGAGAACCAGACCATATCCCAAGAGTTACCAAAGGAGAAAAAGACCGAGCCAAAAAGTTAAAGGCTTTAGGCAATAGCATAGTGCCACAGGTGGCAGCAGAAATATTATTAGCGATAAGGGTGAGTGA